TACATGTAATGTGTCCTGAAAACACCACACCCCTCTCTCCCTCCCTACAGGTATATAGGGCACGAGAGCATCCAAATAGTTGGATTGGTTTTGGCTTTTCTTGTTTTCTCTTTTTTTTATTTTTTTCTTTTTTACATGTAATAATTAAATGTAGCATCCCGAGGACACTTGACATGGCTCTCAAGGCATGATACACTGGGGACAGAGGGAGGGGGCCGGCCTCTACAGAGTACATTACATGTAGGCTCAGGAGGTAAATCATGGGAAAGCGTACTAAACACACACACAAATACATGAGACAACAGTTGAGCAAGTTCAATACTGGATGGCGTTGTGTGTTGGATTACTGCGAACACTATTTACCACGTAACGTGGAGGATACAATCGAAGGGAGGATGTCGGTGTGTTGGGGATGTAGTGAGGATTTTAAGTTGGACTCCTACGCGCTCAAGGACGATAGACCCATGTGTATTGACTGTAGGACACCAGATGAGAAGAAAGAGATTGACGACGAATTGGATATTCGTTTGAAAATCGCGGCACGGGATAGAGTGGACGCATTCAGTGTCACAATGGCGCAGATTGAACAGTATCGCCGGATTATGGGAGAATAATTATGGACAGAGAACTTAAGAAGCTGATAATTGAAGAATTCTTGAATAGAGAAACACACAGAATCAGCAGGTCCATGTTATTGAGGAAAATGTGGATGCATTGTGAAAGCGGAAATCAGTTAGATGATGTAATGTCACAGTTCTGCGCAGCTGGCATGATTGATAAGGAAATAGTCTACATTATGCCGCAGAAACAGGTTGACGAACTTACACGGCTATACACCAACATGAAGCCACAAATGAAGTAGGGAATTACATGTAATTTGGACCCCTAGGTTGCCTAGGCATAGGTCGCCTAGGGGTCGTCCCCGTAAACCCTTACCAATCAACGACTTACGACCCCTTGACTTCTCCCCGGCCACCTGATAAAATCGAGGTCCGGCGCAAGCCCCGACCGGGTTACATGTAATCCCTTACATGTAGCAGCTACAGCCGATACCGAAAGGACGGGCCACATGAAACGGTTTTACTGCACAGTATGTAAGCGCATCAAGCGGGTTCGGAAGTATCCTGCTAACGTAGTCACGCCTAATGCCGAAACGGTCACGAATCGTGTAGGCTCATGCTCATACCACACCATTCCACGACACGACACGGCACGTAATCCGCGTAATGTAGCGCAGAAAGTAGGCGCCTAAATGTTGAACAATATTCGTAAAGGCGACTGCGACTGCTGTCCTAAGACGGATGTAATGCTTACGCCGTCACTGTTTGACATTCACATGATGCAATGTGACGATTGTGCTGCAAAAGAGGCGCGCACTCAGGCGGCGCAACAGACAATCGACGCGGCGCGGAAACTAGACGATTCAATCGAACTGAAAGCAGACATTTTCAACGCGGCTACAGTGTCTTTTGTAGAGCTTGAAGCGGCTGTGATGAATGATGATGCAATTCCAGCAGACCAGAAAAATTACAAGGTTGCGGAATTGGCTGATGAACGCATTAAGAAATTGAATCCTGTAATTTTCGAAGCTGAAGAAGCATTACTAAAGCTGAAGAATGAACGCTACATGTGGATTGAACAGACTCAAAAAGTCGTAGCAAAACTACGAGTTGACCATCAGGCGAAATTCAAGCAATACAACATGAATTACAAGCCTGAAGCACCATCGAAGAAAGTTAAGACTGTTACACCTGCTGGACCATCACGTAAGGTCACATTCGACAAGGCTGCGGTGTATGCTGCGGCGAAAAAGTATGGAGTTCCTGCGGCTCAGGTTCAGTCCATCATTGTGTCGAAAGGTCTTTCGGCGGAAGGCGCGGCAAAGCATTTCGCGGAGTTGATGGGCCTCATCTAATTTCCACGTTTCCGAAAGGACGTGATTCATGACTGTAAAAGAACTGAAGGAAATACTAGCAGAACTTCCAGATAATTTGGAAGTTTGTTATGAGTATGACGGGCCAGATAGTCATACAGAAGTATACGCGGCTGACTATGTAATCTATGAGGACAGAATTATCCTCGTAGAGAAAGTACTCGGTCAATAATGACTAGACAAGAGGCGTCACAGTATCTGCGGGACAAGATGAATGAGCATGGACTAATCGATTGGTCCGTGCGGCTGAATCAAAATCCTGACAGTAAATTCCTCGGCTTGTGCTCCTACAAGGACAAGTGTATCATATTGTCCGCACACCACATCGACATACATCCGACTGAGGATGTAAAGAATACAATCCTACACGAGATTGCACACGCGCTCGTAGGGCCGGGCCATGCACACAATGAAACATGGGCTACGAAGGCTCGTGAAGTAGGATGCGACAACACTCTCCCATGCAGTAACCTGACGTTGGACCCTCACATCATCGATGCCATTCGTTCGGGTGCAGATGTGGAGGTGACGTTCGACACTCAGGTAATCCGCACACCGAAATACACCGTTACACGGCTTCAAGATAAGTGTAACGTATGTGGCAAAGTCGCCAAAATGGCATCCGAAAGCATCATGACGATGCCGGGTGACGACCAACCTGATATGAAATTTATCACGTTGGAATGCGGCCACATGATGGTCAAGTATATCCCCAAAGGAACACCATTCCACACGTTCCAGATGGGTGGTGACCCTACATGTCAGCACACATGGAATAAGAATCACTGCATCCTCTGCAATCGTTACAAGCCGTATGATTTTCAAGTCGAGGGCATGAAATTCCTTGAAGCGGGATTGTCGATGCAGAAAGGTGCGGCATGTTTCGATGAGATGGGCTTAGGTAAGACCATCCAAGCGGGCGGAGTAATCTACTTCAACCAGCAGACACTCAGTCCAACACTATGGATTGTCAAGTCGGCACTGAAGTATCAGACGTCATCATTCATTCTCTACTGGATGGGCGATGAGCATGTGCCTCAGGTAGTGAACACGTCGAAGGATTGGCTCATCCCCGGCTTGAAGCACTACATCATCGGCTATGATATGTTGGTGCCTAAGTCGCGCACTCTGAAGAATGGCACTAAAGTCAATAGCGGATTCGACATCACTCAGTTCGACCGGGTTGGCATTAAGTGTGTTGTGTTGGACGAATGTCAGCAGATTAAGAATGTTGACAGTTCGCGCACTCAGATGGTGCGGCGCGTAGTTCGGGACCGTAAGGTCATTCCACTCAGTGGCACACCTTGGAACAATCGTGGTTCAGAACTGTTCCCCGTGTTCAACATGATGGACCCTGTTAAATTCAATTCTGCTGAAGCATTTCGGCGACGTTGGGTTGACACGTATTACGTCGGCGCGTATGAGAAGGAAGCGGGTATTCGTAACATTCCAGCATTCAAGGAATACACGAAAGACCTCTGCATTCGACGTGAGCGCACGGAGGTGTTGCCAGAACTACCACTCGTCAACAGGACGAAGCTGAATGTTGTAATGACGGAGCAGGAAGAATCCACGTATGACGCGGCAGTAGATGAATTCGTCAAGTGGTATGAAGCTCAGGCTGCGGACTTAGGCGGCATGGCAATCATCGCTGCGATGGCAAAGATGCGGCGGATTGTAGCGTTGGCTAAGATTCCGGCAACGCTGGAATACGTCAGCGAATTCATTGAGGATACAGACCGTAAAATCTGTATCTTCGCGCATCACAAGGATGTTCAGGAAATCCTCTACACGGAACTGAAGGAGAAATATGGGAATGAGATGCCTGTATTTCAGTTCGTGGCAGGGGGCGACGTAAACGAGACGCAGCACAAGTTCAATACTGCACCTAGAGCAATACTTGTGGCGTCACAGTTGGCAGCAGGTGAGGGGCTGAACCTTCAGACATGTTGCGATTGCGTCATGCACGAACGTCAGTGGAATCCGGGTAAAGAGGAACAGTGTGAGGGCCGCTTCATTCGGATTGGCTCGACAGCACAGTCAGTCTCAGCAGTCTACGCGCACTTAGAGGGGCTTACAACCACCGACCCACAGTTAGACGCCATCGTTGCGAGAAAGAGGATTCAATTCCACGCGCTACACAATAAGGGTGAAGCAACGAAGTGGAATGAGGACGCCATCATGAAGGAATTGGCGGCGTCGATTGTGAACGCGCACAACGCGAAGAAGAACCGTAAAATCGTCGCGAAAGGGGCCTAACTATGAAGAACTACATTGAATATCGCGTGTATCTGAAGCCTACTGTCGATTTCATGGATGCCGATGCTGCGGCAGAGGAGTTGAAGGACTTCATTGTGGACCAGCTGAGTCCTGAGCAGGGAGCACCACCATTCTTCACGCAAGATGTGACTTACACAGTAAAATACGAGGTGACTGACAATGAAATTCAGTGATTTGAACTTCGAGACGAAAGGCGTGGGCCTACAGGCTCGTGTTAACTTCCCGAATGGCTACGGTGCAAGTGTAGTCATTGGACTATTTTCATACGGCGGTAGTGAAGGGCTGTATGAGTTGGGTGTAATGCACAATGGAGAATTGTGCTACGATACACCTATTACTTCAGATGTAGTCGGCTGGTTGTCGCCGTCTGAAGTGACGGAGTATCTACAGCAGATTGAAGCATTACCGACTGCGGAGTCAGGTGATGCCACAGTTTGACACGTATTCGCCGTGGATGATTCCAACGCAGGAAGATGTGTTGGATGTGAACTTTTGGTCTATTGTATCAGATTGCCGGGCTATTAAAGCCGGCACTCTGGTACCACGTTCGTGGTTCGACCTGTCGAGAACATGGTATGAACCTGAGCCAGATATACTTAGGCGCCGTAAGACTCCAGAAGGACGTGCTAAGTGTTCAGTAGGAGCTAAGGCAGCATGGGCTAAGAAAACACATAGCAGAAAAGTGTATGTGAAGAAGCCCAAACACTTGCACAGAACAAAAAATCCAGTAGGGTTCAGAAAGATGGTGAATCTACTTACTGCGAATGGATGTAATGTGTGGGACGCGCGCATGAAGGCCCGCGAACTGTTGGGATTAGATGGGCCAATCGAAATCCATCGATGATGTGCGCCCTCAGAGAGGTAAAGGTGGAGTTTCACAAAGAACTGTCAAAGTACTATGACAAGTGGTTCAGAGATTGCCATGATTCTGCCGTTTACCTTAAGAATAAAGGTAAAGATGCAGAAGCAAAGGAATACTTAGAAGATGCTGCTAAGTATTTCGATATTCTCAATGAGAATTGGAATGCAATCGAATACTACAGTATCGGAGATAATGCTCATAAAGTAGAGAGGAAGGATGGAATCACTACTCATCATAGTCGGTCTGATGTTTATCACGGCAATCATTCACATTCAGAAACAGGAGAATGAAGCATGAAACTGGTAGAAAAGATTGAGGAATTAGAACTACAGAATCCAATCAGTCAGTCGTTGTTAGTAGTGGCACAGAACAGCATCGAGAATGATAAGGCTCTCTTAAAGATGGGAGAAGCCATCATCGAACAGATGAACACTATTAGTTCGATGGTACGGGAACATTCGTCACAGATTCTGTCGCTGCAAGGTGAGATTCTGTCGTTGAACGAGAAGCTGAAAACTATTGCGGAAGTAGTGCATTCGCACTTCGGTCCCACGTTCACACGGCACTAAGGTTCACCTAGTTCGCCGTCAGACCCAGCTAGGTGGGCGAGTTTTTTACTAGTTTTCCTCGGAACAATAAAACTAGTATTTTTTGATGGGGCCACAACTTAGCTCGGTCTGGCCATCGAGGTAGATGTAGGGAATGCGTCTACAGGGTTGTGGCTCCTTCAAAGAATACGAATATGGTGGGCAACAACTCAGGCGTCGTATGTGTCTACCGTAGGTAGGACATACTGGGGACGATAAACAACGGTGTGGAGTTTCCTGAGCACTCATTAGAAGCCGTGGCCCACCCCCAATCTCACGTAACTCGCGTAACTAGGAGGTAGTATGAGGAAGAAAGTGACTGTAAAGAAGTATCGTGTGCCGCGTTCTCTCCGCAAGATGTTTCCGAAGGTGGAGTATGCAGTAGACGCGCACGCACCAGTCTACGTCACAGTCGGTGACAAGGATTGTAAGGATGCGCGGAAACTCAATCCATCCGAATGTGCTCTAGCGCGTGCAACGAAGCGTGAGTTGCACGCAGATGGCGTCATCATCGGGATGAGCACATCCTACATCATCAAGGGTAAGCAGGCGGTGAGATACGATACACCGCAGTCGGTGGCGCGTGAAATCGTCTCATTCGACCGGCATGGTGATTTCGCAACAGGTGACTACCATCTGACGCCGAAGGCTCCATCAATACAGTTCGGTGCTGAGCGCAACAGACCATCTGATTCAGGTGGTAAGAACAAGAACGCCCGCAGGAAGGTTCACATGTCGGCGCGTGTCCGCATGTTGCCGAAGGGACGATAAGTGGACATCATCCTACAGCCGAAGAAGAACGTAATCATGGATGCTACACTCTTGTCGAGTTTGATGAGTTGTGGCAGACTTCATGATTTACGTTTCAATCATCGTTTCGTCTCCACTCGGGGGAAATCTAACTCCCTCGAAGTGGGGACGCTCATTCATAAGGTGTTGGAGGTCTACTACAAACACATGATTAAGGGGTTTGACCGTAAAACATCCATCGGTCAGGCTCTAGCTGCGGGTCAACTCTTTGTCTCTGGATGCGCGCACTGTTCACAGGTTACTGAGGGCACTCCATCATGCGGACATGAAGTGATGGAGTATCCAGGTATGCAGAACACGGCAGAACATTCAGAGAAATGGAATGTAGGTTGGAGGTTCGCACTCGACACATGCGAGAAATACTTCGACCACTACAAGAATGATGCATTCATTCCGCTCGCATGTGAGCAGGTTCGTGGTGAAGTGTTGTACGAGGACGATGAAATCCGCGTATTGTGGAAGGCGAAGTTCGACCTCGTAATCGACACTAATCAAATCGGCATAGTGTCGATGGACCACAAATCATTCAAGCAGCGGCGTGATAAAACTACATTGTCCAACCAGACGACGGGTCAATGTCTGCTGCTCAAGAGTCGGAACGTCATCATCAATAAGATTGGGTTGCAGAGTACCCTGAAGATTGATGAGCGTCTGAGCCGAGAGGTAGTGTCATACAGCGCGGACAGACTGTTGGAATGGCAGTCTGAAATCCTTCCGTACTACGCATACAAGTACATCCAGTTCTCGGAGTCTGGATACTGGCCTCCTAACTACACGCACTGTGACAACGTGTATGGTCAGTGTCAGTTCAAGAATGTGTGCGAAGCTGACAGAGGTATGAGGGAGGAAGTGTTGAGGACTGACTTCATGATTGGCCCTGTGTGGGACCCAACTAATAAGGATGTGGAATAATGAAAACTGTAGCAGAGTTGTTAGCGGACTTAGCTGACCTTCCACTGAATGCGCCTGTGCGTGTGGTGTATGAGGTGCTGATTCAGGAAGAAACATCATACGAACGGTGTGAGATTCATGCTGTTCGGCAAGAAGGCTACGAAGTCATTATCTCACTGGAGTAACTATGCCGACAATGGATAGTGTGAACTTCGATTCACTCTACTGCATGTTCAAGGGTGAGCCGGGGACTCGTAAATCAACTCAGGCTCTATCATTCCCTGGACCACAATTCTGGTTCAGTTGGGACAGGAAGATGAACGGCATCTATCTGCCCATGAAGAAGTGGGGTGTGGACCCTAAGTCCGTGACATACGAGGACTTCGATAACTGGAATAAGCCGAAACAAATGTTGGAGAAGTTTCAGGCTGACTGTCCTTATCGCACTCTCGTATTTGACAGTCTGACCAGCATGGCAGACATGACACTCAGACAGACGTTGCAGATGAAGTATGGTATGCAGCGTAAGTCGGGTGCTACTGCCGGCAAGTTGATTGCAGGAATTGCAGTCAATGAGATTGAGGATTACAATGCTGAGTCGGCGGCTCTACAGGAACTCATTGCGCTTACGAAGGACATTAACGCTTTCCACAAAGTTAATATCATTCTCATTGCGCATGTGGTTCAAGCGGAATACCGCAATACCACCAACAACACAACTCACATCTCTCGTACAATTGTTACGGCTGGGAAGAAAGTTGCCCCCAAGATACCTGCCTATTGTGGAGAGGTGTATCACTTTAATATTGACAAGGGATTCGTAGAAGGAGGTGAAGGTAAATACACGCTACTCACCGAGCATACGGGAGATGACTTTGCGAGGTCCGCATTAGGTCTCCCCAACAAGATTGAGTTCGGTGATAAGCCGCTGTATGACACATGGATTAAGCCGGCTATCGCGAAAGTGAAAGAGTCGTACACACCAACAACCAAGTTCTAACCAACAACACAGGAGAACAACAGTGCCCATCATCCAATTCAGTGACCGCGACCTGCTGCGTGGCAAGGTAGTTGAACCCGCGTGGTACGTCGTCACCATCAACAACATCGGGGAGGCTCCGTCGAAAGATGGTGGCTCTACTAACTACCCGGTGGAAGGTTCCATCGTGAAGAATGCGGACTCTGGTTCGGAGGAATACGCGAATGTTCCTCTTGACTGGAATTTCAACAGCAAGGCAATTGGCTTTGCGGTTGGATTCCTTGCCGCGTTCGGTGTGGACGTGAAGGCAGGTGCGCGCTTCGACCTGGCGAATGCTGTAGGCAAACAGGTTGAGGTGTTCGTGGAGAACGGCGAGTGGCAGGGACGTATGGTGAATCGCGTCAACCACAAGTATCGCGCACTCCGCGGCTAGACACGTAAGACAAACAGGAGTAGGATGGGCGTGACCTATACCATCCTACTCCTCTCTTTCATTAGGTCCAGAATGAGGATTGTATGTACCTAAACCCAGATGAACCTGAGCAGCTAGAGCTGCCATTCGACCCTCCTGCGCGTCCTGTACCACCTGTGGACGAAGATGAAACCGGCACCGTCATTGATGAAGATGAAGATGACGATGACGATGAGGATTTTGAGGACGAGGAAGATGACGAGGAAGATGAAGATGATCTTCCTGTAGAAGAACCATCGGACGAGCCAAAGGCCACTGAATCCTCCCTGATGCAGTAGCACTCGCCTGATGATAGGGGGCCACTCAAAACCACAATATCGTGGATTACGAGTGCGCCCCCGAACTTATCACAGTGAATGAGAGAAGGGAAATGACTGAGCTAAAAATTGTAGGACGAGTAATCAAAGTCAGTAAGGAAGGATGGGGATTCATTTCATCGAAGCAGATTGAATTTACCCGTATCTTCTTTCACTGGACTGCGCTACGGCAAGACACAATTCCATTTCTGGAACTTAAGACTGGTATGCATGTAGAGTTTACCCCTCTGAAGATTGATGGTAAAGGCTATCGTGCAATGCATGTGAGGGTCATAGAGAAGCCTGTAAAGAAGGAAGAAGAAGCAGATGAAGTGTCCACATTGTCAGAATGAGCGTGCGGACCTGATGGAATACATGCCTAGCTGGAGAGTGTGGGTGTGTACTGTCTGTTCTAAAATGTTCAATGACTTCGAGGTAAAAGATGACATTAACAGAACAAGTCAAGAAGGTAGCCGAAATATTGAAGGCCAGATTCCCAAACCTGACCACAAATGAAACTATTGACTTGGCCTTCAAGATAGTGGGGGCCATCAATGAGTGATTTTCACAAGGAACTACTGACAGAACTAGTGAAAGACTGGAGTCTGATGCAACTGAACGAGTACATCATCCAACTAGAACTAAGAAGGGCTGATATGGATGAATGGATTAACCATGCCAAGAAACTACGGAGAAAGAGGAATAAGAAGCCACCTGTAGATACAGGAGGCCGCAGTGGACTCTAATCATATTTATGTTCCCGGACAAGGACCAGTAGGAGCCAAGTTCATAATATTGGGAGAGGCTCCATCTAGAGAAGAAACTCTACAAGGTAAACCATTCGTCGGTCCCTCCGGTCGTGAACTGGACCGTCTACTGAAGGATGCTGGTATTCCACGGCATGAATGTTGGGTCACTAATGTGTGTAAGTACGAAGTCCCACCTAACGCCGAACGTAAGCGCCTCCCCTTTCACGTCAGGGCGAGAAATCACGGCATCGACATGGACCAGCAATTAGAGGAGTTACGGACGGAGATAAATGACATTAAACCTAACTGTATACTTGCTCTCGGTGGGACTAGCTTATGGGCGCTGTCCGGTAAGGATAAGATTAGCCAACACCGAGGCTCTATCATGCGGGGCATGGGCCATAAGTTTGTTCCTACCTATCATCCCGCGCACCTTCTACATACTGCTGCGGGTGGAGAAATCAAAGGTTATTGGAACCGACAAGTAATGATATTCGACTTCAAGCGCGCATATGTCGAATCTGCATCCCCACTATTAGACCTACCACAACGAACCCTCCAAATATGCCGCAACTCAGGCGAACTACATGAGTTTCTACAGCGGTACAAGAACCACTCGAAACTGAGTGTAGACATTGAAGCCGGAGGCCACTGTCTGCCGATCTGTATGGGACTGTCATTCGATAAGCGGCATGGTATGACAGTACCATTATGGAACCGCGATAAGATTTCATCTATACCAGATTCGGATTTAGCAACCATCTGGATAATGCTGGCGAAAGTATTGTGGGAGAAGAACATTGTCGGACAAAACTTCAACTATGACCGTGACAAACTGCGGAGACTTGGATTTTCCATCAAGCGGATACACTCTGATACTCTCCTCAAGGCATTTGCCATTAATCCTGAACTCCCAAAAGGGTTGGCATTCCTTACATCTATCTACACCAGAGAACCCTACTACAAAGATGAGGGTATGTATGAAGGGGAGCTTAGAGATTTATTCCTCGGATGCGCGCGTGATAGTTGTGTCACACTCGAAATAGATGAGGCGATGGACGCGGACTTAGATGAGTTGGGTGTAAGGAAGTTCTATGAGAACTTTCTGATGCAATTACCTGACTTCTATCTAGAGATTGAGAACAACGGATTCTGCGTCAATTCCTCCAAACGTGACGCACTAATCGAGAAATACATTGAGTGGGATGAGCGTCTGTCCTACGAGATGTTCGAGATAGCCGGCATCGAAGTCAATTCCAATTCCCACCTACAGGTTCATGCACTTCTATTCGATGAGTGGAAGTTACCTCGTCGGATGGGTGTAGGTGAGGAAGAGTTGACCGCACTCCTGAACCTTAAGAATGGCGTCAAGTATCCGCCACATCGCGCATGGATTGAGAAATGCCTAGAGCAGCGAAGGGTAAGGAAAACTATCAGCACCTACCTGATGGCTATTCCAGACTACGACGGGAAGATGCGGACTACATGTTTCATGTGTCTCGAAACAGGTAGGACGAGTACGAGTCAGCAGAATCCTCCCATACGTCCATTGGTGGATACTGTAGGAGCAGGCAAAAAGACAGACATGAAGGTGATGGGCACGGCATTCCAAGTGTTCACTAAGCATGGTGATATTGGTGGTGATGTGCGTTCCATGTATGAGCCTGAACCTGGCTACGTGTTCGTGCAGTTGGACTCGTCACAGGCTGAAGCAAGAGTAGTCTTTAATCTAGCCACAGATGAACAAGCATTAAAGGACATAGATGAACATGACTACCATGCTCTTACTGCTTCTTGGTTTTTCGGTGGTGTCGAATCTGATTATTCTAAGAAAGTACTGGGGTATGAGAGTCCGATTCGATTTGCTGGTAAGACTCTCCGACATGCAGGACACCTTGGAGCGGGAGCAAGACGCGCCAGTACGGAGCTTAACACTCAGGCAAGAAAGTATAAAATCCCTATCACCATCCATGAGGGAATCGCAGAACGGGCGCTAAAGATATTCCATGCTAAGCAGCCCCGTATCCAACAGGTGTTCCATAAGGATGTGATAGAATGTCTAAAACAGAATCGTCAACTGGTAGCACCGCTACCTTGGGGGATTGATGCAGAACGTGGTGGCGTACGTATATTCTATGAGCGGTGGGGTGATGACCTTTTCCGAGAAGCTCTGGCCTATCTCCCCCAACGAGCTGTTACTGATAATACCAAAGCGGCTGGTATCAGAATTAAGAAAAGATACCCCGAAGCGAAAATTATTCTTGAGGCACACGATGCACTTCTTTTCGCAGTTAGACTTGAACAAGTAGATGAATTCGTTGTAATAGCTAAGAAGGAGATGGAACGCGCCATCAATTTCACTAACTGTTCACTACCGAGGAGATACTTGAAGATTCCATGTGATGTAGAGATTGGGGATAACTACAAGGACTTACACAAGTTCAATATACGGGTAATCGAAACACCTGAATACATGCGCACTCCAAAATCTATCACGGAACAATTCATGGTGCAGGAGTAGTTATGGACCTGAAGAAAATAGAAATGAGGATAAAAGAAAAGACAACAATAGATCCAACATCGAATTGCTGGTTATTTAATGGCTATCTAAGTAGTTATGGATATGGTAGAATCACCGTTGACTACGTAAATTATTATGTCCATACAATATCTGCAATAATCTACTTGGATTTCAGTCTTGATGATATTTGTCATCAAATAAATCACAAGGATAATGTATGTTCCAATAAGAACTGCTGGAATCCTGAACATCTTTACATCGGTACTCAAATGGAGAATGTTCAAGATACTGTTATTAAAGGAATTTCTGGTAGACCCACTCAAACCCATTGTAAAAATGGGCATGAATTTACTCCTGAGAATACATATATCAGAGAAAAAACAGGAGATAGACTGTGTAAGACTTGTCGTGATGAAAGAAACAGAAGAAACTATGCAACACGTAAAGGATTCTAATGACGTGGCTAGATCAATTGTTAAGCCAACATTCAGAACTAGAGAGTCCTACAAATTTTTGGTTGTGGGGAGGTATAGCTGCTATATCTGCCGTAGTCAAAGATAATGTCTGGATCAATCGGCAGATATATAACTTATATCCAAATGTGTATATTATGTTCCATGCTGAGAGTGGTCTGAAGAAGGGTCCACCCATCAGTATGGCAAAACAGTTGGTGCGCGGTGTGAACAACACACGTATCATCAGTGGGCGT